TTTGCAATAACTCCAAAACCTCTTGGTGTATATTTTTTTCCATCTCTTGTATAACCATGTTCATTCAAGTGAATAATGTTTTTGCGATTCATAGGACCTACCCATTCAATTAAAACAGCCCTTTCTTGACTACCAACTTTTGTATAAGGCTTAGATTTAGTCATTTCTTCTATACTGGCACCCGTATCTTTAAAGCTCTCGAACTCTTTCTTTAAAGCCTTTATAAAAAATTCAGATGCTTCATTTAAAGCTTTATCACTCTTAGCCTGCATTGCTTGTTTACCGTATACCGATTCTAATTTATTCAACACTTCAGGTATCCCTTTAATTTCTACACTCATTTTTCTGATAAAACCACTGTATTATAGCCAATATCTGGTGTATCAATTCTTATTTCTACAATGTTGAATAATTTATCGGAATATAATGCACTGTCAATTTTAACTAAGTGATTTGTTTGTGGTAGATATTCAGTTTTAGAAGACCTGACAATTATGGTTAGTCCTGATTTTGATTCAGTCGCTTTTAAAATTTCTCTATCTTTCATAGAAGGATTATAAATTTTACAAAAGCAACTATACAATTTCATTTTTTCCTCTTCATCTGGATATGGTCCTTTGTTTATATATTGAAAAAAATACGCGCGATCTTTAAATTCATTAAATTCCATTTAAAAATCACCTACCACTTTTTTAATTTCAAAATCATTTTTTGCAATCCTTTTTCATTAAACACCTTGCTTCTAGATTGGTCATTTGAGTATCCACGACTTTCATAATCTCTTGCAATGATATATTTAATCGCTGTACAAAAAAGCGGGTATTCCAAGTCATCTTTGTCATAATCTGGAACCCCACTTAATAATAATTCAGACTTAGCCGATTGAATGAGACCTTCAATTAAATCATTTTCGAAATTATAGTCAATTCTCAACCACAATTTAATTTCTTCCAAACTCATTTCATCACCCCTATTCGGCTGATATTACAGCTGATTTAGCCTTAGCTGTTACATTAACCTTTTGGGGTTTAGCTGGGTAATGAACCTGTATTTTCTTTTGCTTTTGCAATTCTGAATGCACTGTCTAATGTACGTTGCTGATCATACCATGCTGTTAATACAAACAAATATTCGCCTTTTTTAACATCTTTATCAGTGTCATAAGTTGTTCCATCATAGTTAATTCCAAAATAATTGAAATCTCCCACAATAGGTTTAACTGCTGCATCTGTAAATACTACTGGTTTGCCAAATACTTTTTCTGCTGGTGTGTCAAAGAAATTTGTTGTTCCATTTGAAAGAACACTAATAATTTTGACATAATCTGCATATCGCATATAAATTGTTGCGTTATCACGGTAATCTTCATGTAAATCTGCTAAAGCGTTAATAATAGCATCATACATGTCTGCTCCCTCAACTTCTTTAACAGATCCATTATAAAATGACATGTGTTCTAATCCAGATTTAGGACTTACTGCTAAGGCATCTTTACGCTCTTTAGCTGCTAATCCTGATTGTAGTGCGTTTTCAACCCAGTTTACTAAATCTACATCTGATCCATGAATTACAGTATCTGAAATTGCAGCAAATACTTTGAATTTATTAGTAGTGAACTTGACTGTATCACCTTTTAATTTTAATTCTTTTGCTGTTTCTACGTCTGTAATGAAATCATCATCGTCTAAAGTGTATGAAACTCTTGGAATCTCTAAACCTTTAATGTTAGTTAGACGAGCTTTTTCACGTAATTGGTTTTTAGCAAATGGTTCTGAAACAATTTCTTTAGAAAGTGTTTTTGGTAAGAGCTTATCTCCACCTGAATCATTACCTGTTGGTAAAGCGTGTAATAAACGTTGTGCCTCCATTGAAGGTTTTTCAAATTCATTTGGTAAAATCGCGTGACGATAAAACTCTGCCTTAGCTTTAACCATCTTCTCATGATCATTTAAAGATTGATAAGCTTCTCCTGTGTCTTTAACTTTCGCTTTTTCTTTTTCTTCAATGTCTTGTACTTGTCTTTCAACAATGTTAAATCTTTGTTGTAAGCCTGCTTTTTCTGTTTCTAGTTGTTTGATGTCTTCCATATCAATATTTGGATCTGTTGCTTTCTGACTCAACTCATCATTTTTATTTTTTAATTGTTGTCCAATCATACCTAATGATTGTTTTAATTCATATAATGTCGGCATTTCATTTCCTCCTAATAACTCATTGTCATTTTTAAAATTTCGCATTCGCGTTTAATTTTTTCTCTTTTTTCTTTTTCTTCTAGTGACATACTTTCTTTAGGTGTTTCAACCAATTCAGATGTATCTACATCATCAATTTTTGTGATTTTGTCTACATCTTTCTTTAAATCTTCCGGGACGTTCTCGAAACGCTTATACTGCTCTTTAGAGATACTAGCAGCTATTTCATTAGCTCCTAAAACTTCATCTATTAAGCCAAAAGATAAGGCTTCTTCAGCAGTAAGCCATGTTTCTGCATCTAACATCTGCTTTAATTGTTCTTGATCTAAGTTTTTTGCTTTATCCAAATACGCTGAATTACTAACAGCATCTGTTTTATCAAGTAAATCCGCTGTCTTTCTTAATTCTTCTGCATTACCTACAGTCATAACCCATGAATTATGAATCATTAAAAAACTATTTTTGTGCATAAAAATAGTGTCACCACTCATAGCGATAACACTAGCAATTGATGCCGCTAAGGCATCGACATAGATATTAATTTTTGCAGGATGCATTTTTAGCATATTGTATATTGCATGCCCTTCAAATACACTGCCTCCAGATGAATTTATATGAACATCTATTTCACTGATGTCTCCTAGTTCATCTAGTTTATTTTTGAAATCTGTAGCAGTTACATCACTTTCAAACCATTTATCACTTACAATATCACCATAAATAAATATTTCACCTTTACTTTTTGATTTTCTTTTCATTTGAAAATACTTAGCTTTCATTGACATTTTTATCACCACCTTTCAAAGATTTTCTTAATTCAAGTGGCGTGTCAATTGGGTATAAATCACCGCTTATTAGCGGCTTATCTCCACCTTCAACTGGTGGTAAATCTTCCCACTCTCTAATGTCATTTATAGTGTAGTAACCACTACGAACTGCTTTAAAGTACACTTCTGCTTGTGTTGCACTATCAGCCCTTAAATAAGATTTAACGTTAAATTTAAAATACCTATTTTTTTCTCTGTCTGTTTTAGTAAGTAGTTTCCGATTAAATTCTTCTTCGTACTGTTTGATAATCGGCAATAAGGTATGTTGCAAATAGTACCGATTTAACTCTTCATTTTTCGTGAAATTTGTATTTGATTTTGCATTTAAAAATACTGAAGGTATTTGAAAAACATTAGCAACCCTTTCTCTTGTTAAATTCTCGCTTGCTACTATATCTTCAGAGACATATTTTTTAGGTAGCGGTTCGATTTCAACGCCCGGCTCTTGAAATAAAACTCCACCATTTTCTTTGTAGTATTGTTTAAAATCTTCTAATACTTGTTGCCTTTTTTCTGTATTTACATTGGAACCGTATTTAAGCATGAATGAATCTGGCTTTTGCATTTCTGTCAGGTTAAAGCTTCTTACTGCATTATCAAATTCAGTTGTATTTTTTAACACATCAATCGGACTAATACCTTGAACCATATTAGATGCTACAATGTGTTTGAAATGGAGCACATCCATGTTATGAACAATTAGTTTGTTACCGGTCGCAGCATGAATTGAATAGTAAAGCTCACGTGATTTGTTTTCAATCAGCATCTCAACAACATCTGGATTTAATAAGAAAAGCTTTGCAGGTTGGTGATAGATATCTCGTTCTATTAATACATATGCATTACCTTTTTCATTTCTAATTGTTTCAATTTGATTAATAAAATCAAAACTACTTAGAGAATTATTTGGTGACACTGTAAGTAAATCAGATACTTCTGTATTAACTACTTTATAATCTTCATACATTTTCAAGGGCAAACTAGCCATCGAATTAGATAACTTTGTAATAGCTGAAAATATCGTTTCATTAGTTTCAAGCGTATTATTAATTACACCCCAAAAAGATTTATTTTTCCATGGGCTAAAGTCATAAAGCTTAGAAGTTGACTGATCAATCCAATTGTCTATCAATTTTTTCTTTATGCGTGTGATAATATTCTCTTTTGCGATAACATTCACCTCCTTAACGCATTATGTCTTTAATACTAATAAACTCTATGTTTCCTTCACCACTATCAGAAACAACTTTATTCATAATGTCTGTGTATGTGTTTAAAAATGCTGCGAATCCATCTATTTTACGATACCTACTTTGTTTTGAAGGTAACCAGTTTCCATTTCTGTCCAGTTTTAACTGAACATTATTGATATACCATTTCATTAAAGGATTGTTATTAAATATTATTTTGCCGTCTAAAAACATCTCTTTTAGATCTTTCAGTGCTGGACTTAAAGTCAAAGCCCCTTGTCTTGTTTCTTCTGTTTCAAATCCATAATTTTTTAACTCTTGATTTAGTTTGAAAGCATTGGCTCTATCATAAGTAATTTTTTCTACAACATAATGCTCATTCATCTTTATTATCCAATTAAAGACATCCTGATAATCAATATACGGTTTATCTTGAATAGTTAGTAAGCCATCTTCTTCCCATTCTCTATATGGTATTTTTTCATTTGAGTACTCTACCTTATGCTTAGGAATCCATGAATGTGTTAAGACAGCAACTTTACCATTATCTAACGCAAATGTTGCACATGCGGCTGTAAAATCTTCTGTCTCTGATAAATCGTAACCAATCGTACAAGGTCTTCCTTCCAGCTCATCTAAGGAAATAATGTCATTATTTTTTTGAAGCGTTGGATAATCAATGAAGCTCATTTCGTCGTTATTAGCAAATATATTAAATCTTTTTGTTATAAAATCTCCACGTTCAGCTGGTGTTCTCTTAGCTTTTTCCCACTCTTCTTTCATCTCATCTAAATTTATAGAGACACCTAAGTTGGGATT